ACACCAATGAAAATATAGACCGAGTTCTATCTAAGATCAGCTATGCATCCCAGCAAGGAGAATACTTCAATAATCCCATCACCCAAGGGAAAGTATTTGACAAGCTGCACTATAAAAAGATGCAGCCCATTCGTGACTACAAATTACTAGTTAGTTACACAGACCCATCTTACAAAGCAGGGAAAAAGAACGACTACAAAGCCAAGTGCCTGATTGGGAAGTGGAGAGATGAATATCACGTCATTGATATGAAGTGCGCTCAGACGACAACCGCAACGATGCTGGATTGGCACTATGAAGACTTGAAGAAATACAATGGCATTATCCCGATTTACTTCATCATAGAATGGCCATCGATCGACGAGATCATAATGCTGGAATTAGAGAAAGGCAACCAAAGACACGGCATCACCCTGCCACTTCGAGCAGACGAACGAGTCAAGCCCGATAAGTTCTACAGAATTGAGTCGCTCCTGGAGCCTTTAAATAGAAACGAAAAGCTATGGTTCAACGAGAAGCTTCAAACGTCGCAGCACATGAAGAATACCGAAGCACAATTCCTGGCTCTTTCACCTACCAGCAGAGCACACGATGATGCACCCGATGCAGTAGAAGGTGGAGTTTTCGACCTTAACAGTCGCACCATCAATGACATGGGCAAGGTGCAAGGCCTCAGACATAGAGTTAGAAACCCTAAACGATTTTAAAGTATGTTTTTAGAAGAGACCGACCTCAACAATAAGATTTACGAAGAGCTTAGAGATCACATTGCTAGAGACAATGATGATATCTGGACCCAAGCGTTAAACGCTGCTGAAGGAGAAGCCATTGGCTACCTTTCCAAGTACAATACTGACATTCTTTTCAGCGCCACCGGAGCAAGCCGAGACCAGACCCTGGTCATGTACACACTCGACCTGGCATGTTGGCACTTCATCTCACTGTCAAATGCCGGAATGGAGGTGGAGATGTTTCTGACCCGCTACGAGCAGGCAATCAAAAACTACTTCATGCGAATACAAGCAGGGAAATTCGTTCCGAAAGGCTGGTTGCTTGCCACCGACAGTCACGGAAACGAACAATCATTTTTTTCATCCATGTCTTCTAGCCCAAGACGAAACTCACATTACTGATCATGCTAAAAAAGTACGACCGTAAAGAAGCGAAAAAGAATCCCAATGGGGAGCCTATCAGCATTGTCCACAATAAGATTCAGGTCATGCCGATGCAGCGAAAGGACGGGTTGGAGATCCCCGACTGGAGATCTGCGCACCGCAGCGCCGAGTCGCTCATTCCTCACTATTACAAACTCTACAGCCTTTACTCAGAGCTAGAACTGGATGGTCATGTCGAGGCTGTCGTGGGTAAGCGGCTTGATCCTGTCACAAATGCCAAATGGTCATTCGTGGATAAGGACGGCGTGCCAGTTCCAGAAATCGAGCAGCTCATTGATACCATCGGGTTTGAAGACCTTCTGAAAGGTGTGATGATGTCCAAGTTTTGGGGCTACAAGATGATGGAGCCCAGGTTTTGGCAAAATGCGGATGGAGAATGGGAAATGAGCGTTTACGAGGTGCCTTATTTGAATCAAAGGCCTCACCTCGGAATCATCGCCTACGACCATGCTACCGACGAAGGGATCAATGTTCGGGAAGGCATTTATAAAAAGACCATCATGGAGGTGGGAAAACCTAAGGATTTAGGTAAGTATCTCATTGCAGCAGCCTATGTGATTTACAAGCGGGGAGGCTTTGGGGATTACTCACTTTTTGTCCAGGTATTCGGAATGCCAATCGTCGACGCTGAATGGGACGGAGTAGACGAAGTACAGCGGATGAAGCTAAATGAAGCCATCATGACCCTCGGCAGCGGTGGGGCTTTGGTTAGACCCGCAGGAACCAAAGTGGAGCTATTGCAAAACACCAATGCCGCAAATGGCCAGCTACAGGACGGCTTTATAAAAACCCTCGACAAGCAAATCTCTAAATCGCTGCTAGGATCAACGGAAACCACCGAATCCAGCGACTCCTCAGGATATGCCCAGGGGAAGATCCACCAGGAAGAAGACGATGAGAAAAACGAGTCCGACCAAAACTTTGTCCGGCGCTATCTCAACAGCCGGTTTCGTCCAATACTGCGAGCGCACGGCTTTGATACCAAAGGCGGCAAATTCATCCTGGAGGGTCAGAAAGAAAAGCTCACCGTGCAGGACCTTAAAACCCTTAAAGACATAGGCCTTCCTTTAGACCATGATTCCCTCTACGAAAGATTCAACCTCACCAAGCCCGACAACTACGACGAATTAATTAAGCAGCGTGAATCCCCCCTTAAGGGGGGTAAGGGGGGTACTAAGAAGAAGCCCGAAGAAGACGACCCTGAAGAAAACGAAGCGGAGCAGCTCTCACTCACCAGAAAGCTCCTAAACCTTTTTTCGTTCCTACCCCTCAAGAGAGGGGAGTCAGAGAAAGACGACCTGTGGCTGTCACCACACGATTAAGCTAACCGCTAACAATTCCCCCTTCGAAGGGGGTGAGGGGGATGATTCAAAGAATCAAATCCTAAAACAGATCTGGGAGTCAGGAGGCCAACTCGCATTTAGTAAAGACCTTTTTAAACTCACTTCTGAAACACTTTTAAAAGGCTTTAAAAAGGGCTGGGACTTAGAACCGTCCGTCACTCTGAGCTTGTCGAAGAGTCTCATGAATGAGGATAACTACCTCAAGTTAGTGGACGGCTTTGAGTATGGTACCGATGACCCTGGCTTGCTGACTGCATTCGAGCAAAACCTTTTTAGGTTCTCCGCTGCAAAGAACCTCGCCCAGGTGCAGGAGCTTAACGCCCTCTTCAGACAATCCAGTTCATTCGAAGAGTTCTTTGAAAAGGCATCTGCTCGGTTCGATATATTCAACAAAACCTGGCTCGAAACGGAGTACAACACGGCTATCTTAACCGGAGAAGCCGCTGCTACCTACCACCGCTTACTGGCAAAATCCGACTTATTCCCCTATTGGGAGTACCTTACCGTAGGCGATGAGCACGTCAGAGCGGAACACCAAAAGCTGCACGGTCTAATCCTTCCTTTTGATGATCCAAGGTGGGACAAGCTGTTTCCTCCAAACGGCTGGAACTGTCGCTGCTTCATCTTACCAAGGATGGCGAGTGAGGTTAGCGAAAGCCAGATTGCAGCAATGCGAAAACGTGCAGATAAGTACTTCAAGTCTAGAGAGTTCAAATACAACCAGGCCCAGGGCTGGGGTGTCAATCGCGGCAAGATTGGTGAAATCTTTACTGCCAACCAGCAGTATGTCTACAAGCAACCAGGAAAGGCAGCAAGCCTTCTAAATTCACTCATGCCAGCAGACTTTGGGTTAGACTCCTATGCAAAGGCCAAAAAGGGAGCCAGCGCGGCATTGCCAAGATATGAAGGCAAGGCTGGGGCTTTCTACAACGAATTAGAAATCAATTCCAGCTCTCAGGGCACGGGAGGTGTTCCAATCATCAGGGATTACAATAACCGACCGCTGACGATCCAGGCCACCGACATGGCCAAAGAAGTGGCGCAGCTGAAAGCCATGCAAGAGACCCTTTCTCAACCCGATGAAGTATGGATCAACGGAGCACCAGGAAGCAAGGATCTTAATAACCTGATCTATATCAAGTACTATCAGGACAAAACGATGGTAGTGGTCGGTGACATCCAGAAAAGCAACGCCACTGCATTGAAGTCCTGGTTCACAATGACTGAGAAAAAGCAGTTCATTGAACAATACAGGCGAGGAATTTTAATCAAAAACAATTCCCCCTTTGAAGGGGGGTGAGATGGGCAGAGCGATGGAAAGGGGACGTAAATAAATGGCTACCAAAAACACCAACAAAATCAACTCCTGGTTCGATGGCTTTGACCGACGGATCGCTGGCATGCCTGACATTGTAGCGGAGACGGCCACCGAAAACTTCATCGGTAACTTCCAGCGCGAAAGCTTCGACGGTAAACCTTGGAAGCCTCTGAGCCAAAAGACACGTAAAGGCCAGCGCAGAAGTGTCGGGCGCATCCTTACTCGAACTGGTAAGCTTCAACGATCCATCCGACCAACGATCGTTGAGCCGGACCGAGTAAGAATATCGGCTGGTAGCTCCAGGATAGCTTACGCCAGGGTACACAACGAAGGCTACACTGGCATACAGACGGTCAAGTCACATACCAATAAGAATTTTATGGGTAGAGGTCAATCCGTGACAATCAAAAGTCATCAGCGAAGGATGCACATCCCTCGGCGACAATATATGGGAAACAATCGCTTGCTGAGGACCGAGCTCAAAGTACGTATTCACAATCATTTAAAAAGTAGATAAAAAGATGTTTAAAGAATTGACCACTTCACTTCGAACCAAGCTCAAAGAGAACGCAACTTTAGATTGGATCGACCTGGACAAAGGCCAAATGGAAATGTACGAAATCAAGCCAGGGATTAGTTTCCCCGCCGCACTGTTCACCATACAGTTTCCCAGGACTGAAAACGAAGAGGAAATTCAAGGGAAGAAGCAGCGCGCCGAGGCATTAGTGACTGTCAGGATCTGCTGGGACTTCACGGGTAATACGTCCAGCATCACCAACGATGCACAATTTCAAAAAAGCATGGAATACGCAGATCTGGTCCAGGAAATCTATTTGTTGCTACAAGGCTACACAGACGGAAGTTTCAATAAGCTTGAACGTATTTCATTGCGAGATGAAAGAAGAAACGATAAATACAAGGTGATGAACATGGTCTTCAGAACCGCAACCAGAGACCACTCCGCCACGACCAATTAGTGTCTGCCGGACTTGATTTACAAAATCCAAAAAATATCTAACTCGAAAAAATCTTCAAATCTCCAAATCGAAAAAATCAATAATCCCTCACACCCTCATCACCGTCCAGTTGAATTGAGGAAAACGCTTACGAAGATCATTCAGGTTAGGCTTATCACTCGTAAGGCGCTTTAGGAGATTGAAGTTTTCATCTTTCCCCAGCAGCTTTGGCAGGTACTCGATAGATAAAAAGAAGGTCTTGTGTAGTTCCAGGAGGCAGTCGTCGTATCGGAGGCGTTCCAGTTCAGCGTGAAAGTAAAAGCGGTGCACAAGGGCTTCGTCTCGTTGCGCAGACAAAGGTTTGTCGATGGCTTCAGGCAGCGAAGAAGAAATGAGGTTATCGTATAGTTTCTGTTTACCGTGCACCTTATACAAATCTAGTGAACCAGCAAATGAAACAACCTGAAAGTTTCAGGGGGTAGTCTGCACGTACCGGAGCAGTGATTCGGTCAGGCCATTGAAAAAGGTCTCCAGATCAGCTTTAGCTCGTTCACTCTTCAGCTTACCTTTTGGATTATAGATGCCAAGATCATATCCCGTAAGATCCGTGCCATAAACGAGGTGAAGCGTTTGCGGTTTGCCAGCAGTGATGGTGTAAAGCTCAAAAACGGGCTGATTGATCTTTAGAAGATTATCCTCCATTTCGATTAGAAGGCCATACTTCATATTGAATACATGAGCGCTATTTCGGCGAATCAATCGCTGCTCCCCTCCGGCAATCTTTAGACTGTGCGGACCGTTCTCAAACATCACTTCCCCAGGATTAGTGTAAGTCTCAATCACAAAGGAGCGTACCTGATCATATAGCGTCTGTTGATCCATGTCAATAGTCACAAAAAGGTCTTTGCTCTCCGACTCATCATCCTGAAACCCTTCTGGCGTAAGCGTCCACTGCGCCTGGGCTAGAAACGAAATCATAACCATGACCGCAACAATTGCCCCTTTCAAGGGGGTAAGGAGGATGTCTCTATTCGATACTAATTTTTTCATATGCCGTCAAGTTCTAGAATGCTTTTAATGTTAACGCATTTGTGCGCCAAAGAGTTATTTACGTTACCTAAACTTAAATTTCTTCTCAATACGGATCAAAATCTTTTCTGCAATTGGTAAGATACCCATGTAGTATGTCTTGATAACAGCATCCACTAACTCAACCGTTTCGCGGTTCTTCA